ACGGGCTTGGGTTCCCTCTGAGTTTAACTTCAGATCGACCCTTTGGTTATTCGAGTAGAATCGAGTGACTAATTAGATTAGATGCACAGTTAGATTCAGGGTGAGTAGCTGGAAAACTTTAAGTTTCCCAACTCAAAGGTTGCTCCTTTTGGTCTGCAGCCCTCTTAATAAGAGGATAACTGCGAACTTAGCTAAACAAACTACAAAAAACAAATGAAAAATAAACATCAAAATTTATCTTCCATTTCTTTTAGGAATTTGTCTAGACTGATTCTGTCACAAGATACTAAGTTGATCTCGCTTAAGAACCCAGAGTTCTTAGCTTTCTTTAAGGAATTTGGTTGACAAGTTGTCAAACTCATAGTCCATAAAGAAAGAAAGGTAACCTCGAAGTTGAGATTTCTATACCGTTTCTTCCTGTATCTTCTGCTTTTAAGTAGAAGACATGGGGATTTATACGTTATAAAGTATCTCAAAGCTTCTCAGCTTGCCATTCAAAAGAGTATCGCAGGGACACCTTTCAAGACTCTAAGAGAAATTGAACCTGATTTTCCCTTTCCTAGATTAACTAGGAGGGGTTTACCAGTTTTCATTGGAACAAGGGATAGACAATCCATAGCTAATGGTTCTATACCTAGTATCCAATTCTTTCTTACCATTTTTGGTATTTATAGAGTCTTGAACGGACCAGTTCAGGCTAAGTTATCTACGATAACAGATCCTTTTTCTGGTCATAGTGAATTTTTGGATAATTCTTTAGGATTGATAGAAAAGCTTTCTACTAATCTTATTAGAGTCCCAAAACATTCGCTATGTTCATCCTTGTTATTCCTCCAAACCTCCTCTCCTAACGCGAAGGTCAGTTGAAAAGGTTTTTACGCCGACTGTTATGCCTTAGTTGGATCTCAGATATGAGATTCCGTTAGGTCATGACTCCAGCTTACTTCCTCTTTCCAATTTCTCAATTTAATTGAGATTATGGCGAAAAAGATTAAGCCTGGTTATAACCCGTTGGTGAAGAACTCTCGTACTCTATCTATTTCCTTTACTCGAAGAAGCGATTCCGCTTCCTTTAGTTTATTAGAAATTAGAGAGATGTACGGCGATCTAGTTGATGAATTCGGTGTTTTCAAATATGATTATCTCTCAAAACTTTATGAGAAACATATTGAAAAGGAGTCAATTTATCATCTAGGTCAGCTGTCCTTCAAGAAAGAAGCTGCTGGAAAATTAAGAGTTTTTGCAATGGTCGATGTAGTGACTCAGTCTCTATTTCGTCCGTTACATGATCTCTTATTTTCCATACTTAAAGGTTTCCCTAATGATGGTACTTTTGATCAATCAGCTGCCTTTTTACGGGCAGTTGAGAAGTCAAAAGTCACCGGTCATTGTTTTGGTTATGATTTAACCGCGGCAACTGACCGACTTCCTATTGTTCTTCAAGTATCGATTTTAAAGTCAATAATTGGAGAAAAATTGGCGTCATTATGGAGTATCATTTTAGTGAAAAGGGAATATGTTATTCCCTCGAATCCTTATGATATTCCGCTTGGAGCACTTAAGTATGCCGTAGGACAACCTATGGGGGCTCTTAGTTCTTGAGCGATGTTAGCCATTACTCACCATATGATCCTTCAGTACTGTAGTCGTTTAATAGGTAACCCTGTTAAATGAAATTCAGATTATGAAGTTCTAGGGGATGATATTGTAATTTTCAATGTTCATCTAGCTAGAAAATATGTTGAGATAATGGGTTTATTTGGGGTTCCTCTTAACTTGTCTAAATCTGTTGTCTCTTCGCAAGAGATACCAGTTGTAGAGTTCGCTAAGAGGACCTCTTTTAAAGGAGTAGATGTTTCTCCATTATCCTTGAAGATGTTCCTTAATCAAAGAACATTTCAGGGTCGGTTGGCTACTACT